TTGTGACCTCTTTTTTTTTACTATATTTGCACTATGATAGATAGCGTAAGAAATACAGTACTATCCATAATTAGTAAGGATAACAGGGGATACGTTACTCCGATGGAGTTTAACCTATTCGCTAAACAAGCTCAGATGGAGATATTTGATGCCTTGATGAGCAGATACAGTATGGCTGTAAACGCACAGAATGCTAGATCATACAACGCTGGATATACAGATATTCCTAAAAAAATAACAGAGGCCATAGAGGCTTTTTCAACTTATGGTGTATTAACATTTAATCCAATATCACAGAGGTTTGACATTCCAGATACATGCTATTACCTTGATAAGGTATTGTATAATAATACAACAGAGATAGAAAAGGTTTCACACAGTAAGATACATAACTTACTTGCGTCTAATATCGCAGCACCTTCAGTATCTTATCCAGTATATACAATGGATTCAAATGCTGTATCTGCAACAAGAATACAGTTATATCCAACTACATTAAATTCAGCATCTCAGACTGGATTTATAACAGCTCAGTACATAAGATACCCAGAGGATCCAAACTGGACGTATACATCTTTATCTGGTGGAGAGGCGGTATTTAATCCATCTCTTCCTGCTTATCAAGATTTTGAGTTGCCAGTTAGCTATGAGGCTGACCTTGTTTTAAAGATACTACAATACGCTGGTGTATCAATTAGAGAGACGGAGGTTGTGCAGGTAGCTAAGACAGAAGAATTACAAAATATACAAGAAAAAGGTCAATAATGCCATATATTACTCCATATCAGTACTACACAAATAACGGTGTAGTCCCACAGGATGAAAACTGGGGATCGTATCAGTATATATCTCTAAAGGATGCTGTAAACAACTTTATGGCTATGTACGTTGGTAATGATAAGACTGTTAATAACGTACAGCGTTACGAAGTTATATTTCATATTAAGCAAGCAATCAAGATGCTTAACTATGATGCGCTTAGGTCTATAAAGTCTATAGAGATGAGTGTGGGAGATAACTTGAAGTTTATACTTCCGTCTGACTACGTTAACTACGTTAGGATATCGGTTCTTGAAAATGGATTTCTTAGACCTTTGTATGAGAACAGAAAGGTTAATACAGCTCTAGGTTATCTACAGGACAATAACAACAACATACTATTCGATCAGAATGGAGAGGTGTTAATAGGTACGTCAAAGTTAGATTTAGATAGACTAGACAAAACTCTTTATGAAGGCCCAGGTCTATACAGCGGATGCTACGGGTGGTGTGTCGATGGATACTGGTACTTTGGATATGAGGTAGGGGCTAAGTTTATGGTTGATCCATCTGAACTTTCTGCTGGCCCATCTTTTAGAGTTAATAATGGTGTTATAGACTTCTCTTCTGGTATAGCTGGTCAGACAGTAATACTTGAGTACATATCTGATGGTATGGAGAATGGTAACGATGCAGATGTTACTATTCATAAGTTTGCAGAAGAGTTTATATATAGGTATACTAAGTGGGCACTACTAAATAATAAGTATGGTGTCCCTATATACGAAAAGAATTTAGCAAGAAGCGAAAAGCAAGCTGAGTTAAGAAACGCAAAGCTTAGATTAAGTAACATGCATCCTTCTAGACTTCTTATGTCACTTAGAGGTCAAGGAAAACAAATTAAATAAATATGCCAGATATTAGCAATACGTTCCTCCAAGGGGTTATGAATAAAGATCTCGATGAGAGATTAATACCTACTGGAGTATATATTGATGCTTTAAACATAACTGTTGACACAGCAGACAATGGAAACATTGGTGCTGCAAAAAATCAACTTGGAAACACTAATGTTGCAGACATATCTGCAATATCTGGTGTACAGAATATAACTAATGCTAGAACGATTGGGGCTGTAGCTAGTGAGAGAGATAACTTGATTTATTGGCTCGTTGCTTGTGATCAGTTTGATGGTATATTTGAGTATAATCAATCAAATGGGTCTAGCACAAGAGTTCTTCAGTGCATGAAGGTGTCTCCTACAACAGCAAGCAAGTTAAACTTTAATCAAGAGTTTATTGTTACTGGTATTAACTATATTAACGGATTCTTGTATTGGACAGATAACTATAACCCTCCAAGACGAATAAATATATCTAGAGTTAAGTCTGGACCGAATGGTATAGGTGGATATACAATAGACGATCCACGTATAGATAATGATATAAACGTTATATTGGCTCCACCTTTACATTCGCCTAAGATACAATTAGCCATAAACACTAACACTCAATCAAACAACATTGAGGAGAAGTTTATATACTTTTCGTATAGGTATAAATACTTAGACAATCAGTACAGCGCAATGTCTCCGTTCTCATCTGTTGCGTTCCAACCTAAGAACTATATGCTTGACTATAATATTGGAAACAATAAGTCAATGGTAAATAGATATAACGAGGCTAATATAACTGTATTCTCTGGTAATGAATTTGTAAAAGAGGTACAGGTATTAATGGTTGATACTAGGGCACTTAATGTGTACGTTATACAAACAATTGATAAGCAGTCTCAAAATATTTCTAATAATGTATTTAAAACATTTACATTTAGTAACAACAAGACTTATAGCATAATACCATACGATCAAGTAACAAGATTATTTGATAATGTTCCACTATTTGCAAAGGCTCAAGAGTTTGTGGGTAATAGGATTATGTATGGAAACTATACACAGTTTTATGATATAATTAATCCAGTAAGACTAGGCGTTAAATATAACTCTATAGTTAATCCTAATCCTGGAGAGCCAATACAAACATTTAGATCTGACAGGGATTACGAGATAGGTTTAGTATACTTAGATAAATATGGTAGATCTACCACAACTCTTGTATCTCCTGATTATACTATTGCAAATTCAAATAATAGTAATACTGTATACATACCTCCAACTCAATCTGACAAGGCAAATAGCTTAGTTGTTAGTATATACAATACTCCTCCAACATGGGCGACAAACTACAGACTTGTAATAAAGCAGTCTAAAGGAAGTTACTACAACCTATTTCCTATATACTTCTATACTAAGAATCAGTTTAGATACTTCTTGATACATGAGTCTGACAGGGATAAAGTTCCTGTAGGTAAGTACGTTATATTTAAGTCTGACGCATCTGGTCCAACATACTCTAACAAGAGGTATAAGGTACTTGAGTTAAATATGCAGCCAGAAGGATTTGAGGGAATTACTGGAGCACAGGCAGGATTATACTTTAAGATAAAGGTTGACTCTCCTACAGAACTTAATTCAAATGCTGGAGTTCAGATTTATTGGGGAGAAGGTTATGGTGTGCAAGGAGAATACGTAACCATATTTGCCCCCACTAATTTTGTAGAAAATCCAATATATTATGGAGAAAATAATGCAAATGCATTATCATTAACTCAAGATCCGTCTGATCCATCTACTCCTCCTAATAATGTTATAGAATTAAATAATGATTATAGAATAACTATACAAGTAGTAAGTGCTACTGAATTTAGATGGACTACAGATATAACATCTAGTGGACAATGGAATGGTAACTATACTATATCATTAGGAACCCCATTTCCAATAAACATTGGTGCTGCATCAAATCAAAATTTTTACATTACTTGGAACTCTCAACCATCTGTTGGTGACATATGGAAAACAAGTGTAAGATCTATATATAATAATGGATCTACATTAAATTATTTTGGAGGTAAAGGAGTTAATAATAATGCTATTCCTAGATGCCCTATTACTTTAAATGAATCTTTAGATGCTATAATATATCCAGGTGATGTTATAGAAATAAGATATAATGAAGATCAAAATCCTAATGCTAGTAATATAGTACAAACATTTTATAGTAATAGTACATATCAAAACATAGAGGAGTGGTTTGTTGAATCTGGAGCTTATATTGATTTTAAATATGTAGATGTTAATGGAAATGAACTAGGAGCAAAAGCTGTGTCCTTTAGAAGAGGAACTAATTTTCAAACATCATCTTCATCTCCTTATTACTCAACGATTGAACTTGATTCAACCGTTGCAAACTTTTTAAGTTATCCAGTATATATGATTATATCTGGAAGTTCTTTAAATAATATTTCAAACAGAATGTCAGCAAGTATATATGTTAGGCATTTGACAAATCAAATCATTACTGAGACAGTTCCAGAGGAATCAGAGACTGATATATATCACGAGTTATCTAGAACGTTTAAAATAAAGAATGGTCTTCATGCAGTTACATGGAGATATGCTGACTTTACATATGCAACTGGAACTAACGCAGGTAAAACAAACTTGGGTCAACTTATTCCTGGATCGACTCCTTCTTCAACAGACGAGATGCATACCTTTGTTGTTGGAGAGACTGTATATGTGTCAAGTTCATTATTTACTGGATCATATGAGATACTTGAGGTAATTAATCCATATAATATAATTATTGATTATAACTTTCCTGGAGCTGCGCCAGTGACACCAGGATCAGTTAGTTATGACCAGATTGATGAAGATCAAGTAACAACAACAGGAGTTGCAATTATAAAAATAAATAATCCTCTATATACTATTAACTCTGACTTTAATGCGTGGTCATACTCAAATGGGTTGGAGACATATAGAATAAGAGACGACTGGAATGCAGCTACGCTTAAGTATAGTCCTAGAGTTACATCAACTATAGACGGATATGAGCAGAAGGTAAGCAGGAATGCTATATGTTATAGCGGTATATATGGAGAGAACACAGGTATAAACGCACTAAATGAGTTTAACCTGTCTATAGCAAACTTCAAATATCTTGATGGAGAGTTTGGATCAATTCAAAAGCTTCATGCTAGAGATACAGATATAGTAGTATTCCAAGAGAACAAGGTTAGTTCAGTTCTTTATGGAAAGAACCTTTTATCTGATGCTGTAGGTGGAGGCCAGATCGTTTCTATACCAGAGGTATTAGGGACACAGGTTGCATTTCCAGGGGAGTATGGTATAAGTAAAAATCCAGAGTCTTTTGCAATGTGGGGTGGAGATATATTCTTTACAGATTCAAATAGAGGTGCTGTTCTTCAAATGACAGGAGAACAGATAGTAGAGATATCTGCCAATGGAATGAAGGATTACTTTATTGATATGATGCAGAACTACGGTGATACTCAGAAGATAGGCTGCTATGATCCACATAATCATCTATATACACTTTCATCAAACAACATAAATATACTTGGTTGTAAATTGTCGATAAGTAGAAAAGAAATAGTTATAAATGTTAACGGAACTTTTGGTAACTTAGTAGAGTTTTTTAGAATTAGTACAGATATCTCTTGGACGATAAGTGTAACTAACCTTGGATTCGGGACTAACTGGGTGAGTGGATTTATATCATCTGGTACTGGAGACGCTGTTATATCTGGACAAGTTTCTCAAAACACAACAAACGTTGTTAGAAGTGTAATGTTAGTAGTTAATTATTGTGGAAAGACTGAAAGCTTTACCTTAACACAGGGTAGAAGCAAAGGATTAAACGTGGTTACTGTAGTAAGAAATAATAAACTGAATAAATAATGAATGCAAATCAGAGTTTTCAGTATACAGGGAGTTTAGAGTTTAGTATAAACGGAGTATCTATAGAGGCAAACGAGATTGCTTTATTTAATCAAGTTACTGGAGAAGGTGGCGTTGGGTATATACCTTATGACGGAGCTACTATAAATGTATACGTTCCAGTAGACAAGTCTTCATTTATAAAGGACTTAGAGCCTGCACTTAATAATAAGGTTTACTACCTAGTTTCTGACATATTGTATGACGAAACTCAGAAGGATACGATTATATCTCTAGCTACAGAGATACCAATGGTTCTTGTGGCTGGAAGGTATGAGGGTAAGTTTGTGTTTAATAACCCTAATAACTACGAAAACTTGTACCTTATATGGGACTATACAGATAGCCTTAGTTCTGGATATGCTTCGTATTCTGGCGCAATTACAGAGAGGTATATAGACATAAAGTTACCAAATGAAAGAGGTATAGCTGGAGTAAATTATAATACAGTATTAAGACCATCTAGGTATATACTTAGCTATAACGGAAGAATTATTCAAGATACAGGATATATTGGCCTTAATTCACTAGCAAATTATAATAACTTAATATCCGCTGGAATAGATCCATCTGATATTAAACTTGTATTTCCATATGACGGACTTGTTAACAATGGATCTGGATCTATTGAGTTCTTTAAATCAGATTCAACAAATGATGAGTCTGTACTATACGTACACTCTCCTATAACAAATTCTTCTTGGAACATATCAAGGATTGACCCGTACCTTAAGACGTTCTATATAGATACTACTGATGGAGAGCCTAGTAATGTTTGTACACAAACAGCAAACGTTGCTATGTATCATAATGGATTAGGTATGTATCCAGTAACTGGAGACCAGATATTTACAGACTCTACAGGACTTAGTCCATATAACGGTAATAATGCGTATCATCTTATAAGTGACGTGTCTATGGCCGTACCTCCAGTTTCTGGAGGGTTGTACGGACTTGTTGGGTTAGACGGAGTTATTAAAACATTTGCAGGATGTGACTGCTTAGAGTATGCTCCACCATTTATATTTCAAGAGGATATTGTAATTACGCAAGGAAGATTTATTAATGTTCCTATGCAAGCAAGTAACAATCCAACTGAATGGAGAGTGTTAGGGTCTTGTGATTCGTGTACATTTACATCTGGAGACACTGGATCTATATTTGATATTGTTGACTGCTACGGTAATAATAAAAGAATAACGGTTGGAACACTAAACAGTGAAATTATAACAACCTGCTCTAGCACTACACCTACTCTTGTTCTTGGTAACGGTACATATACTTTTAATAAAGCATGCTTAGATTTCTATCTTCCAAAGGGACTGTCATTTAACTATGCAACTGGAGAGATATTTGGAACTCCAGAGGAGGCATGCTCTTACAATATTGAACTAAGGGCTAAAAATTGTTTAGGGTATGGTGATTCAAAGGTTATAAATATAACAGTAGAGACTGGAATAAAACTTACTCCGTTCGCTATAGATGTAGAAAACTTTGGGGATACTGGAGATGCAGCTTGTGCTGTGTCACCGATATATACGTTATTATATCATGACGGTAACGGAAGGGTTCCAAATATTAATGACAATATATATATTGACTATAAGGCTACTACAAAGTTTATGGGCGGTAGCCAGTGGTATAAGATTGATCACTCTACGTACTCAATAAAGGTATGTGAAACTGGAACAGTATGCGACAAGAACGAGTGTCCAGTATCTACTACTACAACTACGTCAACTACAACTACAACAACAACTACTACCCTTCCAACTGGTGACTGGTTTACAGCTACATTGTGTCCAGATGGTTTAGTTATAGCTACACTTGTTGACACTACAACTAGTGGGTTTATTGTTGGAGACTATGTTAAAACAACTGATGGAAACTGTTGGGAGATAACAGCAACAACTACAGCTTCGTATCCATATGTTTTAATAGATAATACTGTTGGTCCGTATGGAGACTGTGCCACATGTTTAAATATTACAACAACTACCACAACTACCACAACAACTACTGCTCCAGTATTTACTGCGTTCAGCATAGATCCAGATAGACAGCTAACAGCTTATAATGCCTGTGCATTCTCTTCTGGTCCTCTTTCAACGTACTATCATAATGGATCTAATCCGTATCCAGTTGTAAATGATTTTGTATATACAAACTCTATTGGAACTTTTCCATTAAATGGAGGCAATGGGTGGTACTACTTCTTTGATGGTGCTGCGTATGTAATGCAGGTTGCGAGTACTGGACAAGTACTTATGGTTGTTGCTTGTTCTGGAGTTACTACAACTACTACAACTACAACACTTCCTACAACATACTACGATGCAACACCTTGTGCTGGTGGCGCAACAGTACTGATTTCACATCAGTCGTTTAGTACACTATCTCCAGGTGAGGTAGTTAAGTGCGCTAATAATGTGTGTTATACAATAGTTAACTCAGCATCTCCAGGGGTGGCTGTATCTAGTGTACTGTTTACGTATGACAACTGTGTGGACTGTACAGGTATCACAACAACTACTACAACTAGTACAACTACAACTAGCACGACTACTACAACAACTACGACCACAACAACTGCTGCGCCTCCTGTAAGTTCTTACTTTAGATACGGAGACGCTGACACTATATGCGAGTCTCCAATAGCAGAGTTCTTTATAGATGGAGCTGTTGGAGTATATACTAATAGTATATACGAATATATTGGTGGAGTATATGTATTGGCTCCTGCAAATTATTACTTGCAGTTAGCTACTACAGTTGCATACGAGTGGGACGGAACTAATTGGACAGGAAATAGTACTTTATGCGTTTAAGATTTCTTTCTGCTCAACCAGCTATTGATTACTACGCATGGCAGGTTGAGGTTTATCTACACAACTTCCTATCTCTAGGATACAGTGGTAATGATATAGATGTAGTGGCCTGTTATATGGAAGAGATTCCAGAGTCTTGGAGAAAGATACAGGCCAAGTTCCCATACGTAAGGTTCTTCTTCTATGAAGACAATATGGGAGAGTGTAACTATCCTCCAGCGATACAGTCGTATATGTTGGAGCAGCACTTTAGAGAGCATCCATACCTTAAGGATGACGCTATATTCTTCCATGACTGCGACTTCTTGTTTACAAAATACTTTGACTTTACTCCATACCTTAATGACGACACGTGGTACTTCAGTGATACTATTAGTTATATAGGAGCTAACTATATAAAGAGTAAGTCTGAAGAGGTTTTAGACAGGATGTGTAGTGTTATTGGTATAGACAGAAAGTTAGTTGAGGAGAATCAAAATAACTCTGGTGGCGCTCAGAAGCTGATGAAGAACATTGATCACGAGTACTGGGCTGAGGTTTACAAGAACTCAAGAAACCTTTATGACGAGTTGGTCACTATGTCTAACCTAAAGAAGGATGGTGATCCTTATGGGATACAGGTTTGGACTGCGTCTATGTGGTCTGAGCTATGGACTGCATGGAAGCTTGGTCATGAGGTTAGGGTTCCAGATGAGTTTGATTTTTGCTGGGCTACTTGTCCAATATCTAGTTGGGACACGCACTACTTCTTCCATAACGCTGGAGTACAGGATGAGAAACAGGGTATGTTCTTTAAGGCAGACTATATAGACTCATACCCATTTAACGAAGAGATTGACGTCAATAAAGGTAGGTGTTCATACAACTACTATAACTTTATGAAATCTATCGATAGTTGTTTGGTGTAATTTTAGTACCTTTGTAAATATGAATCCTCCTGTTACACTTACATACTCTACAATGTCCAACGGATGGACATCTAGGTGGTCTTTTATTCCAGACTGGATGATTGGTATGAACAATACATTTTACACATGGAGTGATGGAAACTTGTATAAGCACGATACCAATCAATCAAGAAATACTTTCTATGGTACTCAGTACCCATCAACAATAACT